TATAAAGTTTCTTATCTTTATAGTATTCCTCTGGCGTATACTTACTAATCATACTTATCCATGTTCCCCAACTTTCATTGTTGGACTCCGCAACATCTGGTGTTGTTTTTAGTCCTGCTTGCGCGAAGGTCTTTCTATATGATTCAGTCAATTTTATATAATCATCTGTTCGACCAGCCATCATTGCCCTTGTTTGTTGCATCTTGGTCTGGCATAAATCCATGATAAATATTTCTTGATTGCTATCAAAATCTGGATTTGCTTTTTTCAAATATTTATAATGTTCTTCAAGTGTCTTATAATCATTATCTGATAAGCCTGAACCCCATCTCATACGAACGGATTCAGGAATAACGGTAATTGGTTTTGTATCTTCTTTATCTTCTGGCAAATGTGCATTTACCTCATCTAAATCAAAAAGAAAACATTCATCAATCGTGTTGTCGAATGTTTTCCCTCTGTAATTAGAAAGATTTAATTTTTTTAGATAATCACCAATAGGGGGAGTAGCTTGCGACTTTTTCATGCAAGCATCTACAATATTGTCATTATAATATAAATCAAAAGCCATACATATTCTTTTGATAGCTTTGTGTATATCATGAAAACTAAGTAAATATTTGTTATATAATTTAGCGAGACAATCTTTACATATTGGCATATATCCATTGTTGTCATATAATGCGCTATTACTTTTATAGAAATTAAGTGGTTTTGTTTCATTTCTACCGCATTTTATACACCGATATTCTATCTCGCGTACTGGTAAAATATCAGATTTTGCCAATATGCTCACCTCACTTTATTTCAACTATTTTAATAATTTCAACTAAGATTATTTTGCATTTCTATTTTCAGATATTCCAAATTCAAGATAGTGCTTGTAATACAACGGTAAATTGTTTCCAAACGTTTTCCTCAAGTCTGAATATCTTGATCTATAATTCTGAACATTAAAAGCAGATGAAGCCTGTCTACCTTCTTTCATTCCGTAAGTGCAGAAATGATTAAAGTATGCACTTTCATCTGTTCCGAATGCTTTTCTTAAATCTTCATACTTACTTCGATAATACGAGTAGTTATAAACAGGCGAATAATCAAGTCCATTAAATACGGTGCTTGAAGTATTTGTTACCTTTTTTGTAGTCGTAGTTGTTTTTGATTTATACAATGCTTCAAGTGTTGCTTTTGATTTACTACCATATAAACCATCTACAGAAAGTTTTTGATCGCTCTGGAAAGATTTTAATGCACTTAAAGTACCATTTCCAAAATCACCATCAGCACCGCAAGAACCGCATGAATATCCGCAAGCAATTAACATTGTCTGCATTTCTTTAACTGCATTTCCTTTATCGCCTTTTTGCAAATATGATTTCGTAGAAGTATTTGCTTTTGATGTTGTGGTTTGAGGAATAGTAGTTCCTCCGCTTCTATCTGGAATTGTTATAGTACCGTCTTTACGATATTGTTTTACATTTGCAATAAACTCATCCCATGTCCAGTTGCCATTTAATCCATTGTTTTTGACATATGGATTAGGGCAAGTTTTACCAGTAACATCATAATGTCTTATCACATGGTCTATTGATATGTTATAATCATCCATCAATTTACTAACAAGATATACCAACGATTCCTGCGTAGCTTCTGTAAAATACCATTTATTATTATCGCCATCGCCATCTTTGGCTGATTTATCTGTATAGCAAACACCACATTCAATGCCTATAGAATTATAGTTTGTACAAATTTTATAAAATGAATGACCGCCACTTCCTTGAAGTCCACCACCGCATTGCCATACAACGGCTGTTTTTGGATTAGCAGCAAGAAAGATTTGACCATCTCTTTGGATGTTGTAATGACCTCCATAACCACCGCCATAAAGATCGGGATTATCGGCATTTGGAACACCTAAGTAATGACACACAATAAACTTAATTGTATTACTTCCTCTTGATGCAGGAACTTGTGATTTATTTCTTGCGGAAATATCATTTATAGTTTTCTTGCCAATAGATACAATATTTGATTTTGTTGTATTATTTATTGGTGATGTTTCTTTATATCCCGGAGTATATATAGTAGCTGTTACTTTTGAAAGATCATCGTATTTTGTAAGATCGTGTTTATTTACAATCTTCATTACATTTGTCGCATATGTTGTTCCAGTAGCATAACCAAGAGCATTTACTTTCTTGATTAGTGTCTCAGGGTCTTTTATGGATGTTACGGCGGTTCCGTATTTTGGCGTACCGTCTTTACCATAATTTGATGCATACGTTATAAACAGAAGAAAATCCGCAAACGACCTTTCAATAGTATCGTACTTGCGGAAGTTATCAGTAATTGTAACTTGTTTTCCGTTATATACTTCTGGCGTTTGCTTAGTAAGACTTTCGCCTGTCCATACCGTATATTCATTCCAACTATTATTTAGCAATTCACTTTTTATACCTACCATATTATTATATGTTAGTAATGCTTCGATTTGCGGATTATCCCAATACGAACGGATACCATATCCATTTTCTAAACAACTCTGCCCTATTAAGACAGATGGAAGATAGCCATATCTTTTACAAACTTTTTGCACAGAGCTTGCAATGGCTTCAATATATTCTTGCTCTGTAGTGCATATTTTCATAGTTATTCCTCTGGTGTAATTTCGTATTACACAGAACGGTGCTTCATTATCGTGAAATAGCGGAAGTGGGATTTGAACCCACGATTTTAAGGATATGAGCCTTACGAGATTGACCAAACTTCTCTATTCCGCAATTCGGATGACAGGATTTGAACCTGCGATTTCGTGATCCCAAATCACGAGCCATACCAAACTTGACCACATCCGAATAAATATTAAGATATCATTTTGTTATCAATATATATAATTCCTGAATGTATTTCTCTGTGGCAATTTGCACATACACAAATACATTTATCTAATTCATTTTTAACTTTATCCCAACTCATACTGTTTCCATCTTGACTTATATTAAATTCTTTATTATCTCTATTAACATGATGAAATTCTAAAGCTCCAATACACTTATCATATCCACAAATACAGCATTTACCGCCTTTATATTCTACAGACATTTCTTTTATTTTGTGTCTACGTTTTATTACTGCTTTTGATGATGATTCTCTTTTTAATTGTTTATAATTTTCTGAATCAATATCTTTTTTATGATTACTCCAAAAAAGATTGTTTGTAGAAATGTTTTAAAGATCACCATCTTTGAATAGTACAAATTTACAGCAATTAGGATTTGGTATAAATGTTTCTGCTAACGCTCTATGTAAAATAACTTGAATTGATTTATTGTTTACAGTTATTGTTGAAACATAATATCCTTTCCTGTTTTTGTGTTGCGATGGTTTAGCAAACCTTCTTTTCAAAATAAATCCATTTGCTGAATTTCGTATTTCGCCGTTATTATTTATTTCATATGTTGAGTATTCCTTTCCTCTATAAATCAATGTTTTCCATTCCATAAGTATTATCCCCCAATATAAAAGAGGGCGAATCAATCGCCCTCTGGATAATCCACTTATGAACTTTTATAAGTTAGTGATAATATTCAAAGCATATTACCAGTAGTATATTAAAATTTTAATTGCTTATACTTTCTAAATGGTCTACAAGATATTCCAGAAAATCAAATAGATCAATTTCAGCATCAATATCAAAATCTTCTTCTGGAATCTCTGTAATTTCAATTTCATAGCAATCACTATCTTCAGCTGCGCTTAGAATTTTTGAATTGGCTGCACTATCAATTAAAGCGATAATATCTTTATCGTCAAAACGATAATAACCACCTTTATGATATTCGTTATCATCATGCCACGCTTCTTCAACAGATACATGAAGTTCCTTATCAAGAATAACGTAAAATTCTTTTGAATATCCTTTATATATTGGCTCTGATAATTCTATGTTATCAATTTCCGTTTCATCGTATCCAGATAATTCTTTTAGTAATTGCCTTGCATCTTCATAAAATAAAATAGCGTAAGATGTTTTTCCTTCATCCAACGCCATTTCTATCATAAATTCAGCTAAATCATCATGACTTAAAAAACTTAATACTTTCATTTATCATACCTCTTTTACAGCATCCTTGATATTTTTGCCTACCTTGCATTTAACTGTGCGAACAGGCGCATATTCCTCGGTCTTTCCAGTATGAGGATTATATCCTTTTCGTGCTTTATGTTCAGATACTTCAAATGTAAGAAAATCTCTTATCATGACCTTTTCACCATTAACAAGAGCCTCTTTTACAATATCTGAAAATGCGTCCATTACTTTTTCACATTCTAATTTAGGCAAATCAAGTCTATTTGATATTTCTTTAATTATGTCATTTTTTCTCATCTCTTTTCTCGTCCTTATTTAATCGACCTTGATATCATATAAACAAACCAATCCATCATCATTTATTACAGATATAGTTTGTTCAGGTCTGTTCTTTAATCTTTTGTCTAAACAATAATTGTCAGAGCCAGATACACATCCAGATTGAATGACCTTTGTATCATATACAGTTGTTAAAGCATTTGTGTGTCTATGCCCCATCAGAACAATATCTGGTTTAACGCCGAACACCATTGTAAACTTCTGAACAACATTATTTACTTCGTCTTTATCGCCATGCACAGCGAACACTTTATTTCCTCGAACTTCAAACAATGCTACATCGCAATCTTTCAAATTATCTGCAATAAATACATTTTTGTAATTTTGCAAACTTGCTTTAAGATAGTGTGGAAGTAATATATCAAAATTTTCTCCACGTAACGAATGCTCTTTATTGGCTATAACACGAGAATGATTTCCGGGAGTGATATAAATGTATACTTCATTAAAGTTCTTTGCAATTTCCGAAATCATTCCAGATAGAAGAGAGGAAACAATAATGAATTGTTGAATAACATTCTCGTTGTTTTCTATTCTTAATGTTTCATGAATTAAGCCAGATACAATTTCGCCAATAACGATATAACAATTTTCGGAATTATGTCTTTTCTGAATTTCAAAAAGCTGATCTAAATAATTTGTTAATCGTTCTTGTAGAACATCGGTATTGAAAGTGTTATACCAATGATTGATGTTTATTCCAGCGTGCAAATCTGTAATATGACAAATTAAATCATTGTCAGATTCTTTAATTGTCTTTTCTTTGTAATTTAATTCAAGCGGCGTAACATTTGAAATCTTATCAGTAACTAAATCAATGAATGATTCGCGCCTTGCTTGTTCTCGCAACTTACGAGTAAGCTCTGTCCGTTCATCAAACATTTTTTGTTTTTCTTTTCTAAGTTCAAATTTTGCATCGCGTAATTGTTTTATATAGGTATCCTCGTCTGAATACTGTTTGAACACGTTGGCTTCATAAAAACGCTTTGCATATTGATAGCATTTGCGATAAGCAGCTTCGCTTTTATATTCTGCTTCATCTTGCCTCCATGCTTTATTGATAATATCGGCAATTTCATTCCAATCTAAATCAAGAATACCAGAATCTTTTGCTTGACCTAATCGCCATATGAATTGCTCTTCGTTTTCATTTGGCTGTTTTTCTAAACTAATATTTGACATTCAGTAACCTCACTCTTCTAAATCAGTTTCATCCTTTGTAGAAATAGCGAAGTTGACTGTTTCGCCAGAAAACTGATTGAATAAATCTAATACATTCACCGTGTATTCTTCTTTATCTTTTTCATATATAATAAACGTTCCGTCACTTTCGCAATTCACTACACCTCTAACCTTGATAGTATCGGAAACAGTTCTTGTATGTTTATAATTACTTGCCATCCATCTCTCTCCTGTAATTTATAGAATTTCGTCAATTCCGCAATCAACGCCAACAATATAGTCAGTAACGCCTAATTCTTTTGCGACTTTAGGAAGGAAGTAAAATTCAGTCCTATATTTTTCATCATAGAATTTTTCAGTCATATTCGTATGGTCTAAAATATATTTTTTTGTCATTGCTTCAAGCTCGATTGTTTCAAATTCCATCCTGTCTTTCACTTTTGCAACGCTGCCAAAATTGAATGTCGAGCCATCATGCATCAAGAATTGAGCGTGTTGCATTGAATATCTTTTCTTTCCTGCTATGAAAATAAGAAATCCCATAGAGCAGCACTCAGCCTGATTGACTGTATATACAGGTGTAACACTTGATAATATTGCATCTATAAGACCATACCCACTACTGACAGAACCACCCGGAGAATTGATATAAATAATAATAGGTTTTCTATCTTCGGATTTTTTACCACGATCTTCGCGATTGTATTTCATTATCATATAAACTAAAGAATCAATTATGGATTCATCAACTTCATCGTTAAGATATAATCTTCGGTTTTCTCTGTCATAAAGCTCGTCCTTATCTTCTAAGCCATAATTAACAACTTCTTTTATCTCATTCATAACTATTCTCCTATAAACGTATAAACATATCTTTGTTAGCGCAAACAACCTTGAATGTTTTGTTGTTTTTCGATATGGCTCTTTTTAATTTTTCAGAAAGACTTTTTTTGCTTTCTTCCGAACCATGCACAAGTACAAGTTTGTTTGTGTTTAATGAACTGCCATACTTTATAAGATCATTATGATTAGCATGGCTACTAAATGTTGAAAGAGTAATACAATCTGCCTTATTTGGTATTTCCTCTTTGTTGATTTTTATAGTAGAGCGATTACTATAGTTCTTGATTCTATATGAAAGATATGATGGATTATCACCTACATATCCTGAAAAAATAATCATACTGTTTTCATCTTTGAGATATTTCTTTAAATAGTTCACGACTCTGCCGTTTGTACAAAAACCAGATGAAGAAAGAATTATCTTTGGCGCATCATCTGCAAGATTATTCTTTGATAAATCTTTATCTGAAATGAATTTAACATTTTCCCAAGATGAAACCTTTTCCCATAAATCGTAATAGTCGCCTGTAAGGATATCGGAATATATATCGCTAATTTCACAACTCAACATCGAGTCAACAATAATTGAAGTTTTAAAATCCTTATTATCTGCAAACAGAAGGTATAGATTTGTTAATAATTCCTGTGTTCTGCTAAAACTAAAACATGGAAGTATAACACTTCCATGACGTTCAATAACAGTATTGATTGCAACTCGCAAATGTTCTAAATCAAATTCTCTTGATTTTTTTGATGTGCGTTTATTTGATCCGTATGTACTTTCCATGATACTTACATCCGAAAACATATCTGGAATTTCAGTATTAGGAACATAATGGTTTTTCGTTCTTAATGCGCCAATATCAGAAGTGTATAATATCTTCTTTGTTTTTATTTCGTTTTTCAAAACTAATTGTAATTGCGCAGCTCCAAGGCAATGAGAGTTTCTTAACCATTGAAAACTAATATTGTCATTTAACCTTATTAACGTGTTGTAATCATCATATTCATAAACCATAGACATAGTTTTTAAAACATCGCCTTCATCAAAAAGAGGTTTATATATTCGATTGTATCTTTTTGAAAGAACTCTCGCTTCATCATTGACAATATAAGAACAATTCATAAGCAATGCTTTCATTATTTTTGCTGAATAATGAGTCGTTATTATCTTTCCATGAAAACCTTCTTTTACAAGACGAGGAACTAAGCCGCAGTGGTCAATATGCGGATGATTGATGAATACAAAATCTATTTCACTTGGATTAAACTTAAACTTCGCACTATTGACTTTATATGAATCGAGATAATCGTTACTGCTTGATTGATGTAAACCACATTCAAGCAGTATTTGATATTCGTCAAATTTCACTAAGTATTGTGAACCAGTTACATCTATAGATGATTGACCAAGGAAATAAATTCCATCGCCATTATTTTTCTTTTTTGTCATACGCTTGCCACCTTTATTTTATGCGGTTTTTAGATTTCTATAATAAGATGAGTGCCTCGGAATCTTAAATTTATCACACCATTTACGAACCGCATTATCGGTAACACCATACATTATCGCTACTTTTGAAAATGGATTTTTACATAGCAAGCTATATAGCTCTTCTTTTACAGGAGCCTTATTTGCTTTTACATAAACATCTTTCCTAACGCACTTTTTACATAAATGTGTCTTGTTATATTTAGAAATTGGTGCGCCACATTTTATACAATAATAATCTTCATTTATTGTATTATTATTTCGTATTGGATAATCAATGCTATCTTTGTACCATGTTCTTCCACAATTTATATCAGATATTGCCTGATCGCTGACCCCATACATTTCTCCTATTTCAATATTTGATAATGATGTTGTTTTTAATAAATTGATGATTTCATCAACATCGCTTATTGAAGATAAACCGTTACAATGTTGTTCATTTCCACCTTCTGTTAAATTATATCCATTTGGTGAAAGTGTATTATATTTTGAAATATAATATTTCTCTTTTTCATTTAATTCATGTTTCTCACATTCTTCGAGAATTTCATACTCAAAATTTGAAAATCCATAATGACTTATCATTCTATGAAAATAACTACCATCATTCTTAATATTTTTATGGTCGTTATATCTGCGTCTAAGATTTACACTTTGACCAATATATGACTCACCTGTAATCTTGTTTGTAAATTTATAAATACCTATCATGATAATGCCCTCCTAATTACATAGAAAAAGGCATGTGCATTTAAACACATGCCTTCGTGTATCCGTAAAATGTAATCAGCATCATCACTGATAAACGCCGCACACACGATTCGAACGTGCAAGCCATTTCTGACCAACGGTTTTCAAGACCGCTCCCTCACCACCCGGACATACGGCAAATAATAGTAAAGCTCCCATACCGACTTGAACGGTAATCTGAAGATTACAAATCTACTGTTCTACCGATTAAACTATGGGAGCAATATAGCATAGCCTCTTTATTGAAAACTGAATAAATTCTAATTCAACCAATTACTACATCGAAGATGTAAATATATGAAAACTTGTTCTGATTTTCTTCTTTACTGTTAATCCAATATCTGTACATAACCATGTACTCAAGAATTAAATTGATGGCATCGTTGGTTGAATGACCGTATTAAAGAAAGAATGATTTCGAGATAGATTGAAGATCGACACATAATTGAAGCCTACGATTATAGTGCGAATGATGATCCACCATCAAGCATACTACCTTATGTATTTTCTTTCTTAATAACCTAAAATTCTATTAAGTAAGTTTCGCTGTTTGCGAAAAGAGTTATTTGAATAATGAAGGACAATATAATATTGTCAACATGACAGATAGGTTGTCGCCTACGCAGCCTTATATTTCATCTGCGTCTGAAACGATTGAATTATTCTAAATTCAGTTCTCAATAAAGAGGCTATACCTCTTTTTATTTATATTTTTCAATTACATCCTCAAGAGTTTCACCGACTTCAAAAATAGGTTCATAGTCAACCATAGACTGAAGTTGCATCGCATCAATAGCATCGGATGTTTCATCAAGCTCTTTGCGGAGTTGTGAAACTTTCTTCTTGATTTCATTTCTGTCATAATCAATCGTTGTTACCTGTTCAATGTCATAACGATATGATACCTGTTCGCCAGCTTCGTTGAATTTTTCTGCCTGTCCTTTTACGACTGTTTCTGTAGGTTTTAACGCAGCCATAAATTCATACCGTCTAAGCACATTGCGTTTTTTGTTATTCATAGCAATCATAGCATCAAAATATTTTCCATCATAATATTTTGCGTTATTGATTGCTGTAGTCAGTTTGTCAATTTCTGCAATCAGCACATCAATGAACTTTATTAAATCATTGATTGTGTATGGAAGTTCCTGTGTTTTCTTAACGATGATTTCCTCATCCTGTGCTTCTGAATATGATTTCTTGCGAAGATGGTTTTGCTTTGTGGTTGTAATATTGTCGTTGTATGCCAGTACACCAAGCGCGTTATTGAGCAACTGAGATAGATAATTCTGTACTTCAAATGATTTCTTTAGTGTAATCATTTCTTTTCCTCCTGACTCATGTATTGATTGGATTTATATATTCTAAACTTTTCAAAATTGCGCACTCGATACAGAGTGGCATCGTATACCGAGTACGCGCATAAGAAAAGAGAGAGATAAAGAAAGTGGAAAGAAATTTGTATATTCCCTTCATTATTACAAATAATACAAGATAATTCATGCGTCTTGAAATAGGCTAAAATTGCATGTTTAGAAATAGTCGGATTGATTTTCTCTCAAAATTGTTCTGTCCACGTTTTATAATTTTCTTCTTCTTTCTTTTTCTTTTTGTGCTTTATATATTCTTCGATACTTCGTGTAACAATCATCACATCTACAAGTTCTATTGTTTAATGAATTGACACTAATTATTTTTCCACAATCAATACATTTCACTTGCTTCATATCCTGTGGAATATAAGAAGCACAAGTAGAGCAGTATTTCTTGTTTCCGTACTTATTGTTTTTTACAAGTTTTCCGCATTCTGCGCATCTTATATAATTCTCGCCAAGACGATATAAGTATTCATTTCCAAGATCACGAAAATCATTCACGAGGAATTTCTTTTTACCTTCTTCATTCACAAATAAGACTTTCAGGTTGAGGTTGTCTATTCGCTTTGCAAACTCAGCCAAACCAGAATGAATAATAATGCCAAGACGTTTAGCACGAAGGTCAATACTACATGATATGTTCGCTAACTTGAATATTTCTTTTATCTCTGTATTCACCCAATTATTATTACTTGATTTTCTCTGGTTATTGATCTTAGCAATACACAGCAACGTAAATGCAAGTTTTCCTAATATCTTGTTATTAAGATCGTTGATTGCTTTCCATTCTGGTTCTGTTATCCAAACGCCATCGGACTCAAACAATTTTTCATTTGAATTTTTCGTTGCTGTTCGCTCGATAACTTCAGTCCAATATGCTTTGTTAAACGAATATTTAGGATATGCGATTTCTAAAAAATTCTGAAGCTCCATACAAACGGCTTTACGCTTCATTCCTTGTGAGTAATAATATTTTGAAAGAATAGTGAGTGTTTGATATACATTGTCACCTATATTTCTATTTTTAATCCTTTGCTGCGCATATTCGTTTTCGTTTATTACAATCATTAAACAAGTTCCTCATCTATATCTATTGTTTTCATTTCAAAGCCAAATCCCATGTACTTAAAATCATAGTTGCTACTTAATTCAGGATAGGAGAGTATATATCCATTTTTCTTTAGCAAGTTTTTTATGAACATCTCGCCGCATATATCCCACGCAAATTGTTTTGAGTTTTCTGTCTTGTAACAAATATCCAAAACAATATTGCATAGTTCATCCTCGTTAGTGCAAATCAATTCGCATTGTTTCTTGAAGCTCTCTATAAGTTTTCTTCGTTCAGACTGTGCATCTTCAATTCTTTCCGTAGATGATTTTTTTCTAAAACTCTCTACTTTAACCAGATATTCTTTGTATGCGTTTTTAATGTCGTTATAATTGCGCTGTGAATATTCAGTATTGGATTTTAATAAGCTATAATTGAAATTACTTGCATTATTTATTTCCTTCAAGTATCCATTGAATGCGCCTTCAAATATCCAACTAATCCTGTTAATAACGCATGGATTATTCCCGACAGGAAGAAGCATATCGTAATAATCAAGAAATTTTCTTTCTTCTTTTTTTAATCGTTCATACTGAATATCTGTTAAATCTTCCAAATGCATCCCAAATAAAGTATTGAACTTAAAATCTGCATTCTTATAATATGTGTCATATTCCTTTTTCAAGTGCGGATAGACGTAAATCATAAAGTATGGTTTACGATCAGCGACAATACTCATATTAAAATGCTTGCGCTCTATTGTTTCTTTATTGTCGCCATCTTTAACAACATTTGGTCTGCGGCTATACCATTCATCTGGCATCGGCTTTGCAATAATTCCTTTTGCCCTGTCGATTGTACATTGCTGATAATGC